CGGCTTCCTGTATCGCTTCGGTCAACCCCTCCGTTGCCATACCTCCGGCGACGGACCCAGCCACACGACGGATGAACCGCTGCTGTACCGGCTTCGCCAGTGCTCGGGCCGCGACTTGTTCGGCCACGCCAAAGCCGAAGGTGCGGACGATGCGAGAGCCGATCTTGCCGGGAAGGATGGTATCGAGTGCCGCAATGGCGGTGCCGCCAATGAACGCCGCGCCAGGTGCTTCCGCCTCCGGCGCTTTCTCCTTGATCGCGCCTTCGACTTCCCCGACGCCCATTGCAAACGCCGGCACGAACGCGCCAATCGCGGCGCCAATCGCCGTGCCTACCCCAGGCACCACGGACCCCACGGCGGCCCCTGCGCCCGCTCCGGCGACAATCGGCGCGAACATCGGGATTTGCTCGCCGATGGTTTCCTTCATCCACTGCGTCAGGTCCCACGGCCCACGAATGGCCGTGAAGGAACTGCGCTGGCCGTACTGCTCCGCTTCCGCGAGGTTCCGCACCCGGCCGGCTTGCCCGAATGCCGAAAGGTCCTCCATGCCGACGAGTTCGCCCGTGGCTTCCGCAGCTCCGTAGAACAGCGATTGCCCGACGTCTACCCCGCGCTTAACGCTGTCCAGAAACGTGAGCGCCTGATCGATCCGCTGCATCCCAGGCACGTCGTCACTTGCCACGCCTGCATTCGCTGGATCGGCCAGCCATTGCCCGAGCTTTGGATTCGCGAGAATCAGGTCCTCATACGGCAGCCTGTCGAGCGTGTCCTGTGTCTTGAACAGGTCGGGATTGCGCTGCACCATCTCGACCGGAATCTTGAGCCGGTCGGCGATCCGTCTCGACTCCGCCGCCTTATCGGGCGTCGTGGTCTGCGCCTGCTTCGTCGCCTGCTTCAGCTTGGCTTCGTTCTGGCCCGCAAGGTCGGCCAGCAGGGCGTCGTATTCGTTGCCCTGCGGAACGTCGCCCGCCAGTAAGGCGTCGTACTGGTTCATCGATCCTTACGCACCTTCTGAAGTTGCGCGTTGAACAACTGCACGATCCGCGCATCCGTCACCGGGATACGATTACGCTGGAGCGCCGCTTCAATCTTCCGCCGTTCCGCGATGGGCACCTGTGACACAGACTCAACCTGCGCCTGCGCCTCTTCAAAGGCATACGCGGGACGTGACGAGAACCAGCCCTGTCGGATACTGCCGGTCTCGGCCGCGAGTGTATCCACGATCGCCTGAATCTCCGCGCGTGTCGGCTTCTTCCCCGGCACCCCTTCGCGGTCCACGGCTTCCCGCACCGCACGGCGGAACGCATTGATCCGCGCGAGCGCATCAGGGTCCTTCTTCAGTTCGGCCGGCGTCATGTCGAGGCCCATCTGTGCGAGCCCCGCGTCAATCACTTCGTTCTGAATGCCCTCTGTCGCGAAGATCTCAGATGCCGCATTACCGCCGCGCATGTCGGCCTGTTTCCGCATCATCTGCTCGAGGTCGGCGTTGCTCAACTTGTTCCGGTAGCTCATAAGATTGAGCTTGAGGAACTTGTCGGTATTCACCGACGACAACGTAATGAGGTCGTACAGCGTCCCCATGTCTGTCTTGATGGCTGCCGCGCCGTGGTCCGCGATGGAGTTCGCGTAGCTCCGCGCTGCACTCCGCTCCGGTCCCGACATTTCCGCCCACACCGACGAGGGGATCGCCTTGATGCCCTTCCCCGTATCTAGCACGTCATAGACCGCACGGCTGCGCGCTTCGTTCGCGTCCCGTTCCTGCCGCTCTTGGATCAGTTCTTCGTGTTCGATGTACTGAAGCGTGGCGTCCCGCACCTCTGGATCGTCAATCGCCTTTGCCTTGTCGCGCTTCTCGGCAAACGTGCCGCCCTGCGCTTCGATACGATCGAACGCTTCTTGCGCCTGCGCCTTGGTCGTATCGACCTGCATCGCGCGTTCGACTTTGGCGAGTTCTTCGCCCTGAATCTGGCCCTTGACTTCCTCGAAATATGCTTGCGCCGTCTTGCTCTGCCCCTGTGCCAGCAGCCGGTCAATCACGCCGACATGCACCTTCGAGCGAATGTCGGCCAGGAAGGCGTCGCGTTCTTCAGGACTCTCCAGCCCGAGGCGGCCCGCGTGCTGCGTGACGATCGCCTCCATGCGCGACAGTTCTTCCGCGATGCGCGCCGGGTTGCCCGCATTCGTGACGGCGAGACTGGCCGCGGTATTAATGCCCGCCTTCGCCACGCCGGTTTCATAGGCGTCGAGCTGCTGTGTCGTGTAGTTGGCGATCTTCCCCTGTATCCCGAGCCGGCGCCTGTCGCGTGCGACCGCAAAGGCGTCCTTCTGCCGCTGCGACGTCAGACTGCCTTCAATCAACGCCGCTTGCTCGTCGAAGCTACTCAGGGCCGAATCGCGAATCCCGAGGGCGTCCCTTCCCTTCTGTGTATTGAAGGCGCCATCTGGCGCGTCGAGTAGGTTGAACTCCAGTTCTCCGAGCCGGGTTTCGGCTTCCGTGACGGCCGTCCGATCAGCCCTGAGTCGTTCGTCCTCGATCTGCTGCTGAACAAGGCGCAGTCCACCGAGACCCGCCTGCGCCAGCGTGTCCCCGAAGCCGGCCAGCGCGGCCCCAACGCCGGCGCCTTCCGACTGCGGCGTACTGGCCGTCTGTCGCCGGAACGACGACACCGGTCGCACGTTGACTTGACGCTCACGGTAAACCGGTACGTTCGCCACCGTTCAGGCCCTCCGCGGCCAGCCGTACGTATTCAGGAGGATGGAACTCGCCCCGCCGAGCGCCGTGGACGCCGCGCCAAACCGTCCCGCCGTGGCCGCTGCGTTGCCACCCATGCGCGCCACGTTGGCCCCCATCCGACGATCCTCTGCTTCGGCCCGATAGCCCCACGCCTCCCGCTGCGCGTTCTCTCGAATCTGCGCGATATCCAGGTCCCCGAGATGTTGCGCGTCCCGCTGCACGTCGAGCGCCGACCCTGAACCGATCTCCACGTTCTGTGAGGCGTATCCGACCCGCTGCGAGCCAATCAACTGCCGCACCTGAGACCGGAACCGGTTGGCTTCCGTCTCCCCGCGGGCAATGGCATCAACGGCCTGCTGCTCCGCGAGTGCCGCGTTGTATTCCTCCCGCTGCGCCATGCTCTCGCCGGCCCGCTTCGCGGCGTTGCCGGCTTTCACTTGGCCCGTGGCACTGATGGCCGTGCCGGCCGCCATCGTGGACGCCGCGATAATGAGTGCTGTCGTGGTCCCGATCATGCGGTGCGCTCCCACAGAAAGACGACAATCGACGGCTGGATATTGTTGTGCGCGCCCCCGCCTCCAGTGTTCTGGTTGACTGCCGTCGCGTTCTGATTGACCGCCGTCGCGTTCGTCGTCGCCACACTGCCCTGCGTGCCGGTCCCTCGAGCCGGATTCGAGCCACTTGTCGCCACCGTGTTGCTGGCGGTAATCGCGGTGTGCGCGTGCGCGTTCTGCACATGCGTGTGCGGGTCCTGCGCGTGCGTATGTGACGGCATTTCGTTGGAGCTCAACGTGTGCGTCTTCGCGCCCACGGTCTGCCGCACGGTGCCAAAGTCAGGATCGCCAACGGCCAATCCCACCAAGGCCCGACCAGGCCCGAAGGCAATCCAGACCCCATACCCGAGCAATACGGCGGGATTCGTCGCCACCACCGCAATGAACACGGCGCCCACGGGGAACGCTTGCCCCGCACTGCCTGCCGGCCCCTGAATGCCTTGGAGGCCCTGTAATCCCTGAAGCCCCTGCAACCCTTGCGGCCCTGCGGGTCCCGTCGCGCCAGGCGTCCCAGGCGTCCCCGGTACCCCCTGCGGTCCCTGCGGTCCCATTGGTCCCGCGGGTCCGACCGATCCCGCGCCGGCCGCCGTGGGGACGAACGTCCCTGTCGCCGAGCTCCACGCCAAGGTTTGCCCGTCCTGCGGCGTCGGCACGTTGCCGTACTGGCGCCAGAGCTTGTGTAATTGCCAGAGATACATCTAGCCCCCCACCGTGAACTGTGGAATGAGGCCGAGTATCGAGAGCGGCGTCGGATTCGTATGCTCAATCAGCACTTGCCCCGCTTCGTCGAATCGGCTCGTCAGGTTGATTTCAAGTGGCCCCTCATCAACGAGATCGGTCCCGGTCTGATACGGTTCGCGCCGTACCACGAGTAGATGCTGCGCGTCCGGCCCCGCGTACCAGCCGGCCACGGACTGTTCGACGAGCGCCATCAGCGATTGCACGCGCTTGCGCTTGTCCCGCAGCCCCGTCCCGCCGACGTCCATCGGGAGCGTTTTCAACTGCGCGGTAATCGGAAGCCCGACTTGCACGACACTCGCCGCGGTCGTCAGTTCGATTTCACCGCTTGCGACCGTGAACGGCCCTTGCGTCAGTCCATCCGCCAGCGCCATCACTTCTTCGCCCTCGAGATGGTCCAGGCCGTCGATCGTGGTCGTAGAGGCCCCGTCGTAGGTGATGCCGCAATCAACGAAGAAGGCATCTTCCAGATTGACGTCGGAATACTGCAAGCGTTCATCGAACCGCTCGAGGTAAATCACCGTGTCGCCGTCAATCGTCCGCTGCACGAGCGCATAGACGACGTGCTCCTCTCCTTCCGGCACCACGCACACATCGAGGAACAACCCGCCTTCGGTATCGTGCTGATGCCAGCCGAAAATCTCGGACTCAGGGATATACGTCAGCCCGAGCAGAATCCCGTCGTCACGGACACACCACACGATTGAATGCGGGATCACTTGCGCGTCCATCCGCACGACGGTGTGCTTAAACAAGTGCCCCGCGTAAATCGTGAGGTCGAACGGCTCGAACCCGGAGTAGTCCTGCGTGAACCGCAGGAGTCGCACGACACGCGAGAGGTACTGCGTGAAAATGACGTCGCGCCCGAGCACCACAGGGACAGGCGCCGCCGCGCTCCCCGCGTGGCCCTCCTGCTCCGGGTGAATGGTTGACGGAGTCAACACCCCGTCATCCCCACCGAGGACAATCCACTCCCCCCCATCCGTGAGCATCACGAGACGCTTGAGGCCGATCAGGTGTTGGATACCTAATACCTGCCTGCCAGCCGGAGTAAAGGTAACGGAGTCGTCGTCCTGTAGAGGCGAGTGAATCCCGAAATTCGACGGATAGCCGGTCTGTGACGCCCAAACCGTGCCAACGTCGTTGTGCGTGTTCGCAAAGACTCTCCTTTGCTGGTAGTACGCCGCGGTGTGCGGAAAGTCGAGCGTCGCCCAAAACAGTTCGCGGATGATCGGCGGCGTGCGCGTGTAGTCCGGCGCAAACCCGGTATCGTAGAACGTGGTGACGTCCGTCGCCGTGCCGATGTACCCGAACGTCCCATTTTGATGCGCGTCGCAATAGATCCGGTACTCGCTGGCTTCCGTGACGATGTCCCATTCGAGAATGTGCGGATCGTCTGGCGATCCCTCATCGACGTCCTCGAGGGTGATGGACTCGGACGGCTCGGACTCTTCGCCGGTCTCTTCATCGATCGACGTAATCTGATAACTGCGAACCGTCGCACCGGCCGGCCCCGGCGTCCCCACCAAGCCATCGGGCGGGAAGACGTTGGGACCCGTGTCGATCTGCGTCAGACTCCAAGACTGGTCTGTGCCGAGGTTGACAAGTTCGTGCGGCGGGTAATCCTTATGTGTCAGGGTGACGACGTTCTTATCCTGCGTCGCCCGCAGCAGTTCTAAGTTGTCCTCGAACACGGTCGGGAGCTCGAAAATGTCGTCCTCGAGCGGATACCAGAACGCCTCATTAGGCGGGGTTTCGTTCGTGCTCTCCAGAATGGCGAGGTAGTTCGTACCAGCCAGGCTCACGACGTCGCCAGGGATGTACGACTCCCCGCTATCCCACGCGGGCACCGAGCCCACTGTCACCCGCTGCCCATTGCGGAAGAACCGCACATAGCCGGACCCGAACTCCATCACGTACGTCTGTGAGGCGTTAAACACGTACTTGAGTAGCCACGGCTGCCCGGTCTTCACCGCCGCGACAAACTTGGTCCCTGTGCGGTTCGCCACCCCGCCGTGTCGCTGAATCGTGAAATTGCGACACGTCCTGAGCCCCATCTGGTACAGGGACAAGTCGGCCCGCGCAGACAGACTTGGCGCCAGTTCGCCCCCGCCAAACGCGCGGAGCACAAGGTTATCGAGCGGCTTAGGCATCAGGTTTCGGTGTCATGTCAATGACCACGCCGAGTCGCCATTCCCCGCACCAGTCGTCCGCCGCGACCACCGGAAAAATGCGCGCGTCCTTCTCGTCGAGCAGCGGCGGATACCGATGGCACTCGAGCAGGGCGTCACCTTCCCACTCCGCATCGCGGCGCGCGAATTTGCAGTTCTGGCACACATCCGCCACTACCGGCCCCGTATCCAGTCCGGGTCCCCTTCGGGCTCCTGCTGGCTTTCCTTCAGGTCGTTCGTCTGCGCGACGTGCAAGCTGTACTCGAACAACTGCAAGCACTCCCCGACCGTCTTTTGTGCGCGCTCGAGGGACGGCGCCGCCATCGCCGCGAGTCGCCAGGTGAATGCATCGAGGAACAGGTCATTGCTCCAAAGGTCCACACAATCGAGCATCGTGTATTCGATTTCCAACTCCTGCTCGTTCGCGTAAATCAGCAGCCCGTTCTCGTCGCGGCCGATGCGGAACTTCGGCGGATTCGGGTTGTATTGCCGCCCAGTGCCTTCCGAGTTCGCAGGCACCACGCGCCGCACATACAGGCAGTCATCCGGCCAGCGGTAGGCAAAGAGCCAATCACCGTTCCCGCAGGTTTCAGGCCCGTCCTCCGGGTCTGTGCTCCAGTAGGTCGCGTTGGGCGGTTCCTGCGCGGTGTTCGACAGAATGCAGACGTAATTGATGTCGTCATTCCGCACGACATCGCCAATCTCGTACTGAAAATTGGTATCCCACGCCGCGACCGTCGTGAGAAGCGTCGGATCGTCGTCCCACAGTTTCCCGGCCGCCAGGAACAGCACATGGCGTGCGTCTTCGCGTGAGGCCCGGTACTTCGTCGCGAACGCCCACGGGAACCGCCGCAGGGTCATCCGCAGGTTGTGGTCGTACAACAGCCCCATCGTCATGGCTTCGCGCGTGGACTCCCCGACTTCGGTAATCGTCTGCGAGACGCCGAGCTTGAGTAGGGCCAGATTGGCGATTTCCTCAGTCGTCATCGTCGTTCAGCTCCACAAGTGGCGTCTTGAAGACATCCGGTGAATGCGTGGACGTCCACGACGCCCCGCTAGTCACCCTGGGCGTCAGGGCGATCGTTTGGGACGACGGCGTGCCTCCCAGTAAACAGTTCGTCGATGGACGCACTAACACGCACTCGTCTTCGTCTGGCGGCGGCTCCGGTTCTGGTGGAATTGGCGTGTTCGTGACCGTGACGACCACCACCTCATCGGCCGCGACTGAGATATTGGTATTAGGGCTCTCGTTGCTGACCGCGTACGCGACCGTCCAGCCGTCCGGCACGTTTTCCACAACCGAATACCCGTCGTCCGGCGTCAGGCCGCTAAACGAGCGAGATTCCCCGTCGTGCAGGCTAAATAGGGCTGGCGTCAAATTGACGGTGTCGAACGAGAAAATCTGATCGGGATCATCGGGAGCGACTTTCTCGACGATAATCGTGCCTTCCTCTGGGGGTTCTTCCACGCCGCTCACCCCTGGAAAGGTAATGACTTGCCCGCCGCCACCACCAGGCGTCAACCCGGTTCCGATTTTTCTGATCGTCCACAGATCGGTGCTGGTGAGTTCCACGGACCCGCCAACCTGATCGGTCGTCTGCGTGCCGACGAACTCAAGGAAGACTCCCGAATCCACGCCATTGACGCGAAGGTGGTATTGAATGGATTCTGTCGGATCGCCAGGCCCGGTTTCAATGTCGCCAATCATCCCGCCAAGCGTGAGCGGCGTGATCGGACCCACCATGACGTTTTGGCTTTCAGTGACGCTGGGCGACCAGCCGAGTTCCACATTCGGCGGAATGTAGCTTGCGTTGGTCGTGCTTGTGCCAGGGTCCGTCACGGAGATAATGGAAAACGTGTCCTCGTCGGTACTGACGAATTTGATGCTGCCACGCCAATTCAGAAACGGACTCAAGCCCCCGCTATTGGTCTCGCGGAGATAAATGAGGTCTCCTGCGACCACGGGAAGCGTAAAGGTCGACAGGTTGTTGACGCTGGTATTGGAAATGCGGCAGACCGTATCAACGGTGCCACCCGTGCCATCCTGCCGTACATGGTTTTTGTACAGCGCCACCTCGAACCACTTCCCTGCGCCTGGGGCTAAGTCGGTGCCTCCGGCGCCGGCTGCAATCTGCGTGGCCGCGAACAGTTCGGTGATGTTCCCCGGCACCCCCATCAAATCTTTCGCCTCATGGGGATCGGTATAGGTGTCCCGACTGTGTTGATGGAAGATGGGCGAGTAGCGGTTATTGATGCACGTACGCGGCCCGCGCCCGTAACAACACTCGTTTGGCACGTCCGAATCGAACTCCACGCAAAGGGCAATGCGCGTGCCCGGTAGCGTGGTCGATGCGGCGGTCAAACGTGGATGCCACTGCACCACGTCGCCAACATCCACATGCACGGCATCTGTGGTGTTCTGATAATCCGTGGTCACGGACCCCGAGAGCGTGACGGCTAAGGCCGTGTCCACGCCGTTCTTCTCGAATGCCCACGGCACTGTCACGCCAGCTCCAACAGGCGTAAAGCAGCGAAGATGCAAATTTCGGAAGGTGCCCGCGGCTCGCCATGTCAGCCGATTCACATACTTCGTATTGGCGAGCGAATCTTGCAGGCCAAGCATGATGCGCCAGCCTTGGTCTGTAGGACCATCGGCGATGGCAACCGCAGGGTGTATTCCGAAAATGAACTGCTTCACGTCTGCTGCGTGTCGGTACGCGCCATCTACAGCACGTCGCCTGCGGTAAAGCCGTGGCCGCCAGGGTTGACGTTCACCGGCCCCAAGGTCTGCGGCGTCTGGCGTCGGCCCGCCATGTCTCGCGCGATCTCGTTCGCGCGGGTCTGTAATTCCTTCGGCGTCGGGCGAACGTCGCCGGCATCGGGCGGCACGTCCACCATGCAATGCTTCATAAAGTCGGACGGGTTGGCGAGACGGAACACGTCGCCTTCGCGACGACGGCCGAGGCCATACCACACGTCCTGCGTGGCACGTACCGTGCGCGGAAGTGGGCCGTCATACGCCGGAGGTGGATCGGGGTGGACCGGAGTGGACTTTCGGGGTGACATAAACGCCTTTCGTAGTGCCGCCTGCTCTGCCTCCGTCATGCCGACATGGTCATTGAGGCGCAGACGATGCGTGAACTTGGAGCCGTAAATCGTGGCAAGTCGCCGGATGGCTTCCTTGTCGCCGGGGATATGGCCGCGGGTCGTGATCGGCCGTGGCGTGGCGTAGGCGTAGGCCGGATTCTGAAACGAGAAGCCGCAAAGCTCGACCGACGCCGCGCCGGCCCAGAAGCAGAGACACGCCGCCGTGAGCCCGCAACTCAAGGCGTGCTTGCCCATCTTCCCGCCGCGCCCGCCCGACTTGGCTTCAATCTCGACCCGCGTCGCGTGGTTGATTTCTACGTAACTCTCCCAGGTCGTACCCTGCTGCGTGAGCCGCTTCAACGTCTCGGCCACCGGATCGCCGTGCCCGCCCCAGGTGAACAAGACGAGCAGCCCGACGTGTTTCCCGGCGCCCTGCTTGACCATGAGCGGATACAGCGGATGATCGCGGGCGTCGTTCGTGTCGCGCGCATTGAGCACCCACACGTCACAGCGAGGCGTCGAACAGATGCCGCCGTTGGCCGCGACGTACACGCGCTCGTCTTTTGGGGTAATCGGCGGACACGGCGCAGAGCCCACGACGATGCACGCCTTCTCCGTAAGCGCCGCGTCCAACTCTGGAATGCGATAGCCGCGCGTCATACGGCGTCCCGGTCCATGACAGGGATGCGGTATTTCACGGGACGCCCGCGCGCCTGCTCGGCGCGGTTGACGTCATCCTGCGCGGCCCACACTTCTTTAAACTGGCTTTCTTTCTTCGCCTTGTCCCATTCGTCGTAATTGAACTTTTCGTACGCGTAGATTTCTGCGGGCGTCTTGTAGATGGACGGCCCCTCCACATCGACCCGAATCCCGCGCCCACGAGCAAACGCAATCCAATACAGGATCGACCGGTGCGCGACTTGGAACTCCAGCGACGTCATGCACCCGACCCCGTTCAGGATGATGCGCTCGTAGCCTTCGAGGATGGCTTTCGCGATAATCATTCCGGTCATCTCGACAAACCAGCGGTTCGGTTCGCCGTTGATGGGGAACGCCTGCTGAATCTCGCGAATGGGAAAGCGACGCGCGCCAGGCACCTGATTGAACAATTCCAAGGCGGCCGCGCGGTTGCTCGGATGATGCGCTTCCGGCGCTTGCAACCAAATCGGGCGCGTGCTGTCCTGCGCGCGATACCAATTCCACGCATCGGGCCGACGCACGGGAATCCCCTCAAAGCGCCCGCACTTCGTCAACGGATGCGTGTCGAAGTGCTCATCCCAATCGGTGAGCTTGCCTTTCCAGAAGCGCGGAATCGCCCGCGTGACCGTCCACAGCTTGCACTCCGGCCGCCCCGCTTTCGGCGAGGTCCAGTCACCGTCCTTCGTCCACTTCTTGCCGTGAATAATGACGGTCTTCATGGCGTATCGTGCGGCCCGAACGTGGTGTAGCCGTAGACGGTATTCGGTGTGCGATACACCGATGGCCCTTCAATCTCGACGATCACGCCGCGTCCTCTGGCGTAGAACAGCATCGCGAGGATCGATTCGTGCCAGATACGGTGCATCGGGTCCGTGCTCACGCCCACCCCGTTGAGGATGATCCGCTCGTAGCCCTGGAGCATCGCGAAGCCGATAAGGAGTGCCGTGGCGCAACCCCAGTACCCGTCTGGATACGGGAACGCCGCGACCACGTCCTCCATCGGAAAGCGCACAGAGCCGGGTACGTCAGGATCGGGCGTGTGCAAATAGATCGGTCGTGAGCCGTCCTGCGCTCGCAGCCACGCCCACATGCGTTTGCGGCAGGCTTTGCTCCCCGGATAACTCCCGTTGGGGTTCGGATCGTGCGGGTCGAACCAGGCCGTCCAGTCGTTGAGGGTCCCGCCCCAATCACGGACGGATACGCGCGTACAGCCCCACAGATCGCACTCTGGGCGTCCGTGTCGAGGCGAGTGCTGCTGGCCTTCGTAGCGTTTGCCATGAATGATGACGGTTCGCATGAGAGCGGGAGACCGAGCCGCAGCCCGGTCCCCCGTGGTCCCTAGACGACGTACCCTTTCGCGTAGGCCACGAAGTTCGGCACGTCCTTCCGCGGCAGCACGTAGCAGTCCACCGTCGCGGTATCGCCCGCGCCGAGGATGCCCTGTCCGCCGATGTACCGCTTCGTCGGGGTGCCGTGCGGGAGTGGCACTTCGACGATCGCGCCCGCCGTCACTGACGCGCCCGCGAGGTCGCGCTGAATAATGACGGTCTTAGTGGAGAGATCCGCCGCGGTGTCTTCCACCGCTGCGAATGTGAAGTTCCCGTTGAACGAGCCGGAATCGCCCGCGCCCGCGGTCGTCACGACAAAGACCACCGACAGGGCTTCGCCGTCGCCGACGCGCCGCTTCGGGGTGACGTTGCCGGTGTCGTACGAGGACCCGGTCACTTCATCCGAGCCCGTGAGGGCCAGGGCGGCCCCTACCTTTGTGTAAGCGTCAAGAAGCATGATTTTGTGTTCGGCGCTCCGTTAGGAGACTGCCGCCTCCGTGTTGAGCAGAGCATCGGTAATGCGGATGGGCGTGGTGCCGAACACCATGATTCGCTTGCCCGCGAAGTTGTCGAACGTCAGCCCGCCGCCATTGGTGACGGCGGTCGTCACCTGTCGCCGCAGGTTGCGCGCGACGGTGCGGTTCATGTAGAACGCGCGTTTCCCGAGTGAGTTCGGGAGGCGCATTTCCGCTTCCGCCATGTAGCGAAGCAAGTCAGGCGAGGACGACGCCTCTTCCAACTCTTCGACGTCGATGTTGCAGATCCGCACGACATAGCGCCAATCCTTCAGCGCAATGCCGGCTTTCCAGGTAAACCGTTCCTGATAGACCTTCATCACGGCACCAGCGGTGCCGCCTGCGTCGTCCTGAATGCCAGCCCCAAAGTCCTCATGCTGAAGACCTGCGGTGGACCCCTTCGGGAAGATGCCGGTCACGGTTTCGGTGTCCCACGCCACGAGCCAGATCGACGTGTTCTCCGTCGAGCCAGACGCGGTCCCAGCGCCGATGACGTTGTCGGAGTTCCCCGCGCCCGTCAGCGCGTTGTACCGCGCCGCGAGGCCAACGAACTCTTCCGCCGCCAATGACGAGCCGTAGAACAGCGTGGACGCCATCTCCTGATTCATGGCTTCCATATGCGCGCGTGCCTGCGAGGCGCGGAACGCACCGGGATTGCCACCCAGGTTCGCGAGATCGAAGTCAACACGCGACCACGCCTCGAGCTGACCGATGCCTTCGTCGATCTGCGCGGTCGTCGCCTTGGCCGGCACGACTCCGGCATTCATCAAGCGCCAGGTCGGCGTCGGCAGTCCCGTTCGAACGGTGGTGCGATGAGAGGTGATGTTGTTCGCCTCTTCCCACACCATGTCGTCGAGCACTTCGTTGGTCTGGTTCAGCAACTCGACAATGCGAGCGATCTGACCGTTGGGGTCAAGTGCCTTGGCCCAATCGAGCAAGGTCGGATGCGACGTGCTGAGTGCCGCCGCGAAGCCGATCCCCTGCATCGTGGACCCGAAGCCGAGCGCCTGCACCAGCAGGAGCACAGCCAGGGAGAACCACATGCGAAGAAACATGGTCATTGTCCTTTTCGTCAAAGTCAGCGCGGCGTCGTGGTCGGATAGAGCAGTTCCGCCGTGGACTGCGGCGCGGGCGGGGTTGCCGCACTCGTCGGAGATCCACCGATCGGCCTGTCTTCGCCCATCGCCGCACCGATGCGGGACATGAGCAACATGAGTGGTGCGTAGTTGCCGTAGCCGCTTTTGTTGAGGGCCAAACGGAACTCAATCCCTTCCGGCGACGTGCTCGGAAGGAACTTGTCAAGGACGCGGGTCGCGCGCTCCTGCGCGGCCGCGAACTTGGTCCCGCCAATTTCAGGATGAGCGTCGAGCGTCACCCGGAACGCCTGCGACTGTGCGAGTAGGTTCGCGTTCAGTTCGTTGAGGGCGGTTTGGGCCTGCTCATGACTCCATCCCCGCTCTTTCGCCATCCCTGTGACGGTTTCGATGTCTGAGGCATCGACCACCCCGCCAGTCGGGAGCGTGAGCGTGTAACTCTGCGGCGCGACAGGCGTCACGGCCTGTGTGGCTCCGGTCGTACTGGTCGCAGCCGCCGCGGGCGTCGCGCTGGGCGCTGGCGTCGTGGTCGTCTGCGTGGTGGCCGCTTGGTCCGGCGCCGGTGTGGTCGCGGGACTCGCTGCC